CTCCCCACGCAGTGTTTGCGTGAGTTTCGCTTTGATGATGTCTTCTCCCCAGAGTTGATTTGTTCTGGGATCCTCCCGGTGCGGTTGTGAAGGCTTTTCCATTTTCTTTTTCCCTTTCTCTTTTTTTTTCTTTATAGCCCTCCCCTCCCCCCGTCTTCTCCTCGTCTTAGCTCTTTGTTCGTTGTGTTAGGCTCGTCCTCCTTGTTTTACAGTTGTTCGTCTTTGCTCCCATGTCCGTGGGTTCCGGGCCCCTGAGCGGGGGCCTCCCCAGGGCCCCTGAGCGAAGGGTCCCGGGACCCTGCACAGCGTGCGACGTTATAGCTTCTTCCGCCTCTTCAGGGAGAGGCGTCCATTCGTCACCTGTGCTCTCACCTTACGCCGTTCCGGCGTGTTGTCTGCGGCGCGACGCGCCGCTTCTTTTCTTCGTTGCTCCTGGAGCTTTTCGTGCTCCGCTTCGTTGGTCTTCTTCAATAGCTGTGTGTAATAGCGCGGGACTGGTTTCTTGTCTCCCTTGATGATCACGAAGTCATCCGGGAACACTTCCTCGGCATAACGGTTGAACCAGTCTTTTCCGATGCCTCCGCGCTTAGTCCTTCCTCCCCTGCTCATGGTCGCGAATTCGGGCCGTACCGTAACGTGCTCTCCAGTTTGCAAGTCGACGCGCTCTAGCGCTTTTTGCTTGGCTCTCCCGTAGAGCTTCTTTTGGACATAACGCGAGACGTAGTTGATCGTCTCCGTTGTCAAGAGTCCGATCTGGTGGAAGCCGTAGGGCCAGCATTTTTCGATAGTCTTGCTCGTCCATTGTGGGTGTCCGAGTTCGTCGAGCCATTTCTCTCCTTCCCCCGTGAAGTCCTGGCCGAAGATCAGAGCGTGATAGTGCGGCCTATTGTTGTCGTCTCCGTACTCTCCGACTTGGAAGTATCGGATTTGAAGCACGGGCTGTTTCGGCAGTCCCATTGCTTTCTCCATTTTTCGTTGCTGACTCGTGAGTTCTTTTCGCAGCCGCTTCGCGAATAGCGTCCAGTCTGAAAGACTGAGGTCGGCTGGGTGCGTTCCGTATCGCAGTTCTCGCAGAGCGAGCCCTTCGTCTGAGAACGTGAGCGTGAGGAAGCAGGCTCTTTCATGTGCTTGTGCCTCGTGCTCGAGGCGTGTCGCCCAGTCGCTCGAGCGCCGGATTTTGCAGTCCATGCACCGCCCGCACGGCAGCTCGAGCTCCGGCCTGGTGCCGGTTCCAAACAAACGGGCGTCCGGGATTCCCTTTCGGAGTCTCACGACTCCGTCCAGGCCCCGGACGCCCCTGATCGGCGAGGTGCAGGCCACCTAGAATCGCCATCCGCCCCTGAGAGGCTTCGTGGTGAGGTTGGCGTTCATGGTCGCCGTCCCCTTTCGAAAGCTCCGCTTGCTCGCCTTACGGCTCATCTTGGCGCGTCTCATCGCGTTCCCTCCCTCGGTCGGGATCGCCCCGACCGTGCTGTTGACCAATTGCCCTACTTGTAGGCAATTGGTCTAACTGACACCACCCCCGGAGGGGGCAGGGGCTTCGTTGGGAGTCCCGTTCCCCCCCTCCGAGGGGGGTGTCAGAATTGGCAATCCGGCCTTGACAAGGGCGGCTGTTGCCCCTTCATCGGCCAGCATTTCGAGCAGGATTACCGGGCTGTTCTGCGCCAGGGCTCGGACCTGGGCCGGCAGCTGCATGAAGCTCCGGTTCGCGTCTTGCACTCTCTGAAATGCCTCTTCGAGGGTGACCGCTTCCGAGAAGTCCCCGTATTTCGGTTCCCTCGGGTTGAGGTTCTGGAACAGTCCGGTCTTCTTGTACCGGCTTACCATCAGGTTGATGTTGGTTTCATTGCGGTTGGCCTGTTTCGTGCGGCTTCGTCCGCCCGGGTCCACCGTGACTCGCTTTCGCTCTTCGAGGTTCTTGCTCATGTTAGGGTGCCTTTCTGAAGTGTCGGTCTTTGAAGTTTTGCGGATTCGCTCGGTCGTCGAAGAACCGCATTGCGTCGTCCCAGATTTGGGCGCTTCCGCTCTTGGCGCTGTTGCCTTGCGGCTTCAACATTTCCAAGAGCATCCGTTCCCAGGTTGCCCAGGGAGCGCCGTACTCGTCGTACATTGACGTTTCCTTGGCGAGCTTGCTTGCGCTCGCTCCCTTTTCCAACGCCGTCTGGCGGTGTAGTGCCGCCAGGGCTTTTTGGGCTTCGGTCGTTGCGCGGATCTGGTCGATCTGCGCCCCGTCGAGCGTTAGGCGTTGAAGGATGTTGGCTCGTTCGGCTACGGCGTTGCCCGACAGCTCTCTTCGAAGTCCTGCGTTCGACAGCATTTCTTCGATTCGTGCGGGGTTCGCTTGTTCGGCGACCCCCGCCTGTCTGCCCGCCGCGTTCGCGGCTGAATGGGCAGCTGAGGCGCCCGATTGCGCCGCTGCGGCGCTCGCTACTCCTGCCGAGTGCCCGCTTCCCGCCCAGTTTGAGCTGGTCGCGCCCCCGGTACCTCCGGGAGACGCGCCGACCGCCAGGATCGGGTTGAGCCCTGCTTTGGTGAGGCTGTAGACCATATCCTGGTATTGGTGTTTCCGTAACTTTCGTGTGTCGGTGATGTAGTTCTTGCGTTCCTTCGCTGTGGCCCCACCTGTTAGGCTGCGAAGTCCCTCGCCGGCGAAGTCCGGCAGTGTCGGGATTAGGTTTGCGAATGCGCCCCACATAGCGTCTCCTTAGAAGTGGTCGATCAGTCCCGGCACCGAGTAGGTCGGCATCGGTCGGACGTGCTTGAACGCGAAGTGTCCGTCGAGGATGCAGATCGCCGATCCGAGGTCCGTCGCGAGCACTCGGCTCATCGGCGGATTTTCGACGATGAAAGCTTCGTTCAGGACCGGCCGGGAGGCGAAGTCCTGCGCGAGGTGCCATACGTCGAGCGAGAGCGGAGCCCCGCTTCGCATCGTTCCGGTGATCATGCTCGGCTTGTAGCGGTACTCCGCCCAGCGCTCCTGATACCCGAATACGGAATAGTCTCCCGTGCCCGCGACCGGGTCGCCGGTGCCGTCCATGTAGATTTCACGCGACTCGATCTCCTGCTCGCCCAGGTGGGCGAGTGCCGGCCAGTAGAAGTCGTATTTCGTCGACCTCAGGAACTGGCGCGGCACGCCCTGCTGATAGTTGAGGTCGGCCCGCAGGCTGACGACTCCGAGGATGATCGAATGTTCGGTGAAGCTCTTCGTGATCGTGGGGACACTCCCCGCGACCACTGCGAACGCGCCGAGTTCGCCCAGGTTGCCGATGTTGCTCGTGTTGGCGACCGGGTTGACGCTGATTTCCAGAGTGCCGCCGCCGAGGTATTCGGCGCGCTGAAGTCGCGCGTCCGGGCTTACCACGCCGAAGTGGCTTCGGAGCAGCTCCGTGTAGCGGGTTCCGCCCCTAGCATCGCGCTCGAAGAGGCGCTGCATTTGGAAGGCCATCCGCATTTCATTGATGGTCGCCGCCGTGGCTGCGGCCAGGTCGGTTTCCGCCGTGAACCCGAGGCTTGCCCACTGCAGATCGTTGACCGCCGAGGTGTTAGTCGGGTGCGTCCACAGCACGTTGGTATTTCCGGTGCCTCCCGGGTCGTCTGCCTTGAGGGTAGACGGCGTGAGCGGGCTGCTCCCGATCTTGGTGAACGTCGGCGGTGCCGTGAACGTGAAGTCCACGGGTGCCGTCGTGCCGAGCGGGAGATTCACCGCGTCCCCTTTCTGAGGCCACGGAAGCGCGCTGGTGAAGTAGTCCGCGCGTTTGCCGCGATCCCGGATGGTGTAGTCGGCGATGTCGTCCGGCCCGTCGTCCAGGTCGACCGGGATCGAGTCCTGAAGGTTTTCCGACCGATACCACTGGTTCCACACCAAATTGTAAGCGCGCGTGTAGAGCGCGCTCATGCTGCTAGTCCCCGCGCTGGCGAGCGGGGGGTACCCCAGGAAGTCCGGCAGGCTCCCGACCGGGAATCCCCCGGCCGCGCTGACGAGCTGCGGCACCACATAGTCCGTGGTGTCGTCGGGGTTGTCCTGCTCTCCCATGAATCGCTGGAAGTTGCTCCAGACCAGACGATTCGGAACTGCCCAGAAGTGCACGTCCATGTGCACGTTGTCCAGGATCGGATAGAGCAGCGTTGCTAGGCGTCCGTACAGCATCGGCCGAATGGAGATTGTGTCCCCCGGAAGCGCTTCGTCCGCGAATACCGGGTAGATTTTCCCGGCCGAGGGAATTGCCGTCTTGATTGAGAAGCTGCGGTTGAACACCGAGCGCGGGATGTCCGCGCGCGGGATAGTTGCGAAGCTCTTCTGATTCACCGATCCGGCGTTGTGCTTAGCCATTGTTCTTGTCTCCGATGTGGAATTCGATTGCCTTTGCGATGCAGACTGGCGTGAGCGGCATTAGTTCCATTTTCTCGCCGTCCCAGACTCCGACCTTGAAAAGGGCGAAGTCCTCGGGGTATTGCCCGATTTTGATTTTGCTGTCTACGGCGATTTCGCCGAAGCTCCGTCGAGCTTCCATGTCCGTTCGGAACATGTAGAGGTGGTCTGCATGCCCTGCCTTGATGTCTAGTACCGTGTATACGTTCACGTTAGTTTCCTCCGAGGAAGCCGCCGACGGCTCCGAGGATTGCGCTGATGATGTTGCTGATGAGTACGAAAATCTTGTTCTTCGTCATTGGTTCCTCCCCACGCAGTGTTTGCGTGAGTTTCGCTTTGATGATGTCTTCTCCCCAGAGTTGATTTGTTCTGGGATCCTCCCGGTGCGGTTGTGAAGGCTTTTCCATTTTCTTTTTCCCTTTCTCT